GTGTTAGTGCCTTGGTCACGTCGTCGTACCGCATGCGCACAACGTGCGTGATGTTGGCCTCGTTGGTCCCTGCCAGGTATCGCAATTGGCCCTTGACGCCCACTACGGCAGCCCACCGACGGCCGAGTTCGTCTTCCTCCTCGGGAATCTCCCCGTCCGTGTTGGCCTCGGTGGTCGCATCCTGCTGATACAGGACCACCCGCGTATCGAGGTCGCCGGCGCGGTATCGGGTCCGCTTTCTCATCCGATCACCCTCGCGGTGCCATGTGGTGTCAACAGGGCATCCAGGTTCCACGGGAACTGCTCGCCGTCGCGGTTTTCATACAGCCAGGCAATACGCGCCTTGATCCATCGCTTGATGCCCTCGGGCACGTCGCTGGCGGCCGCGCCATAGCCGGCCTTGTAGGTCACGACGACGATGTCCGGATGATCCCGAACGTTAGGCCACGTCTGGCCGTATTTCAGTCGCACGATACCGATACCGTGCCTTTCCCCCAGTTCGTAGGTTGCGGAACTTAGCGTCTGGCTCGTGCCGGCGGTGTCCGTGTAGGCAATCGACGTGATGGAATCGACGGGCGACCAGTGCAACTCCATCTCGTCGGCAAACACGTTGAAGTAGTCAATACACGTCGCGTCTATCAGCGACACGTCGCCAAGCCGCGTTTCACAGTCCAGCCGGGCTTCGACGATCATGTTCGCGATGTCCTCGTTGTCCTCCGTGTGATCGATGCGAAGCTGCTGACGGGCCTCGGGCAGCGTTACCGGTTCCGTACTGGCCGCCGTTCGTATCCAGTGTCTGCTTCTCAACACGGCACGGGCTCCTGCTGGTCCACGATGGGAAACTCTTTCCACCACAGCGTGGAGAGAAAATGCACTTCCGGGCTCACGTCGCTATAGCCGGCCGTCTGCCCGCATAGCCATTGAGGCGGGCAGTAGACGTTCCGTGCCGCGTCCCGGTGCATAGCACCTAACTGGTAATCAAAGTTGTAGTAATTCACCGGCGTCTGTTGTGGCCACGGCTGGCCAAGTGTTTCCACGCACGCTTCGAGCATCGGGCGTCGTATCGCGTACGCGTGCGTTCGGTTTACGTTTCGGCCCCGTATCACGTGCTCGTTGACCCGCACCGGCGGGATCGTTTCGGTGTGGAGGTGTTGCCCGCCGAAATACACCTGGTGCCAATCATCCGGCACGTGTTCGACGAACCGGCGGGCACGTGCGCTGAAGTCCGAAGCAAACACGCAGTCGTCCTCGAAGATCAGCACGCTCTCGATACCGTCGGCAAGCGCCTGTCGCCAGATCGCTAGATGTGACGAAAAGCACGCCCACGCGCCTGCGAGTCGTCGCCGATGCTCGCCTCCGTACCAGGGCGGCGGTTCGGCGTTGACCCCGTCGAAGGCCGGAACCCGCTCAACCGGAGCAAATGGCCAATCAATAGGCAGCCGCTTACGGAACGCTTGGAGGCGCTCCGGGCGGCGATCTAGGTTGATAACCACGCAACGGTCGAACATGGTCCCGACCTCACAGGAGGTTTTCAGGCCAAGATGGTTGTGTGCTGATCGTAGCTATGACGCGGCGTCACCCGCGCGGAAGCCGACACAAACAGTTGCGACGCGTCAGAGCTGAATTCCAGGGTGATCCACGGCTGGCCGTCCGTGATGTCATCGTGGTCGACCGTGACCATCAGCATCCGGTCCTCATAGGTTGCGGCCGTCAACGTCAGCGCTGCCAACGTGGACGAAGCACCCAACACGTCGCCGTTGGCGTTCTTCAGGTCGGCCGCCGTGGCCGCGTAGTGAAACGTTTCGGCGGTCGTCTTGGTTCCGACCGTTGCCCCCGAATACACCTTGAGCACCGCGTCGTCGGTCAACTCGCCGAACAGGACGCAAAACGTCACGCTTTGCCCTCGTCCGATATCAATCGAATCCGAGTCGACCCCGCCTTGGTGATCCTGGGGCTCAAGCATCGGTACATAGTGAGCACGCTGGTAATCGCGCATGATTGTGATATCCTCTGTAAAAAGTTACGGGTTGCCACAGACCGCTTATTAGTCGCGACTCCCCAGGGTGATGACCGGAGATAGGGTGTTGGTGCCCTTGTACGGCGTCATCGCCGCACTCCACCATGGCTGGCCGTCAATCCGCAGGAATGCGCGGTAAGTGCGCTCATCCTGACGGAACCGGACGTGGATAGACGATTCGATTCGGGGCGATATTCCACCACGTTTGGTGGCAACAATGTACTGCGTCGGATCGAACAGGATGACGTCGCCGGCGGTGCCGATCGTGTCGCAGTATTCGTTCGGAATAACCGGACGACCCATCAGCACGCCGAACTCACCTTGGTTGGTGAGCGAACCGGCGGGATGATAGAGTGGTATGCCTTCCGCGGAGGTCGACGCCGATCCCCAGCGACCCTCTAGCGTGAGGCTCCACAGGTAGGTTTCCACGTCCTGATTGACGAGCCATACCGCGTTGCGTCCTGCGCCGGGATTTCGACGGGCCCACATCTTAATGATGTTCGGCCCCCAAAGCGTGTCGGCAACCTGGTTGGTCTCTTTCGTGATCTCGATCTTGCAGGGCGCGTTTTTGAGCCCCATCGGCTTCTTCGCGCCGTCACCCCGGACAATCGCATCCTCGACCTTGAACAACAGTTCTTCACCGAAGATACGCTCCATCACGGCACCGGCGGCCGGCGCGTCTGCCAGCAACTCCTCGGTGATGTAACCGGTGCAGCCTGCTTTGTGCAGCTTGAGCGTCGTCGTCCCAACCGTAGGGTTAGTTGCCGTGGGCGCTTCCGCTTCACCGACCCAGTAGCCTTGAACGGCGCCGAACCGCGAACCGTCAGCGCGCGAAGTCTCGTTGATATACGGGATTTCGAGCTGGTTGCCACCGAGAGGCACCTGCATATAGGGGAGACTGAAAATCACCCCCGTGTTGTGCATGTGCTCCAAGATGCGACTGGAGAACTCCGTCGGTATCAGAAAGCCCATCTCGCTGTCAACGGTTGTGCCTGCACCGCTAACCGCCGCCTGCAACTTCTGTTGCAACCCGGCGTTGTCCGCGTCGGAAAAGGCGGCACGTCGGACGCCGAATAGAAATTCCCCGAACGAGCCGAACCCCGAAGCGGCCTCCCCGCCGACAATGTTTGGTTGTCCGTGGGCAGGTTGGCTCCCGTGCGGCTGTGGATTCGGCCGGACGATCGGGTCTTGAATTCGGTTGGCGTCCTCCAGTTCGGCGTCAAGTTCGGCGTTGCGGGCTTGCCGCTCGGCCTCCTTCGTTTCCGCTTCGGTCAGGTCCGCCTTGGACTGCTTGGCCTCATCCAGGTGGGCCTGCATTTGCGCGTCTTCCTCGTCGGTAAGATCGCGCAATCGGGCGTGGCGTCCCAGGACGGCCCGAACGTAGGAAATGGTTCAGGTAACGTCTTGAAGCGCCACGCCCGGCTTAGCGGCACGTTTGGCTCCGTCACGTTCGGCAGGGTGGCGAAACTCAGCCGCCACGGATACCGAACGCCGTATGTCAGTTGGTCAGTTTACCAGGTTTCTCCGTTTTGGTGGTAGGTTGGCTTTTGTCAACGTCAAGCAGTCTAATGGACCGAGCCACCCTCGCCGTACGGTCGATCGCCCCTTTCTGTTCCAATGCTTGGAGGTGGCGTTCCGCACCGTGCGGTGAGATTCCAAACCATGCCGCTACATCACGGACGCTGGGCGAGTATCCCCGTTCCGAGATATAGTCTCGGAGGAACTGGAGCACGGCGGCTTGGCGGTCGGTGAGGGTCATCCATCCTCCGCCAACTCAATATCGAGCGAGGCCGACGCCACCGAGGTTCCCCGCCGCTTCGGCACCAGCGCCCCGAGTAGCTCGCCCATGGTGGCGATCCCGTCCACCATCCCCTCGTCAACCGCCTCCTGGGCAGTGACCATCCGACCCTCGCCGAACCCGTTGCGGACGGTGGTCGCCCGGCGGTTCCGGCTCTTAGCAACCGCCTCAACAAACTGATCGTAGTACAGGTCGACATCCGCCTGGATCGCCTCTCGGGCCTCGTCGCCCAGCGGTTCCCACGGGTTGCCTTCCAGCTTGTACTTGCCGGCTGAGATGGCGGTGACCTTCAATCCAGCCTCTTCGAGCATCTTGCTCATGTCGACGTGTACGGTCCAGACGCCCACAGAGCCCACCTCGCCGCTTGGAGTGACGAAGGTCTTGTCAGCCGCGGAGCCGATCCAATACGCAGCAGAGGCCATCTCGGGATTCGATAGGCTGTAGATCGGCTTCGCGCCACGGTGGCCTCGGATTTCCTCCGCCAATTCCGGCGTGCCGGAAACCGTTCCACCGGGACTATCGACGTCCAGCACGATGGCACCGATTGTCTCATTGCGGACTAGCCCCCCAATCATGGCGGATAGTTCCTCGGTGAAGACATCGCCCATCCAGTTGCGGCGTTGGTAAATCACCCCGCGGATCGGCACAACCGCCACCGTACCGGACGCACGCGGTACATCCAGTTTGACAGCGGAGGGTGACGCGGAACCCGGGTGGTACAATTTCGCCACCAGGTCCGGCGGTTCACGCTCCACTAGCACAAGGCGGCTCGTTATGTGTTCGATTGTTTTCGCTTCCGACATACCCCACGCCACCGTTTGGAGCCTGGCCCATTGCCCGTACATCTTCATGGCTTGGTTTTCAGTAATGGTCTTATTCATCGGTAGGTTCCTTTTCGGTTTGAAAAACTTCGCAGACCGTCTGGACGATCGTGCCAGCCAGGTCGCGTTTCCATGTCGCAATCAGATCGGGTACACCCTCCTGCGTCGTGGCGGCCTCCACCACGGCGGATTGCCAGCCGCGGCACAAGTCGCCCGCGATCGCTTCGGCCGTCTGCCGTGCCGTGTTGCCGGTCGCGGTTTCCCACGACGCGACCGAAGGCTCCATTTCCGCCTTGACGATTTCGGCGTGTTGGCAGAAGAACTTGTCGGCCCACTCGGCAAACGTCTCCGCACGGCCGTTCTTCGCATGTTTCGTCCACGCCGTCGCGGTCGCCTTGCACTGCCGAGAGACGATCCGGTCCGCGGCGTGCTCAAGGTTCGGCCGGATAACGGCTAACACATCGGGCGGTGGCAAGGCAGCAACCGCTGCCGGGTAGGAGTGCGGTATACACGCGGTGCCCGATGGCGCACCTACCGAACCGGTCGGGATCGGACGCGGTTGTCCAATCGGCCACATGTTCAACGGGTCCAGGTGGACGTCGCCGCCTTCAATCCGGTTCAGGTCTTCCATCGCACGGCAGTCGTTGATGCTCCAGATGCCCCACTGGCGACCGAGACCATAGCCTTCCATTCGCGTTTTGAAATCACCACGAACGAGAGCGGATAGATTGTGTTTCAGGTAGAGATTGGTTCCCTTGAAGAACCGTTTTCTCGCCGAACGCTCGATCCGCACACAACGCGGCAGGATTGAATGTTTCGCAAACGCAATATCGGCCTGCTCGCTGTTGCGGTAGGTGCTGTGCTCATCGTCCTGGATCATGATCAGCGGCACGTCGAACATCCCGCAGATT